TATATTGAAACCTATCTTCCAAATCCATAATATGTGTACTCATACCCATTATTTTGCTCCTCTAATGTAGTTACATAAATCTTGAATATCTTGAGGTGCTTGTTTCTCAAAATTATCAACAATTTCTTGTTTTTCATTAATAACAGTACAAATAGAATTCATAGCATTTTGAATATCTTTTTGAGTTGTTATACTATTAGTTGTATTGAAAGCTAAAATAAGATGATGTTTGGCTTCATCTAATTTTTTTATATCGTTTAGTAAATCATTCATAATTTTCTCCCTTGAACTAAATAATTTATAATTATAAATTATCATAGGTGGCATATGAGTCAACTTATTAGATGTATTTTTTTAAAGTTTTATTGACCTTAAATTTGCTTGTTGAGTTCGCCATGCTTCAATTTTTGCTTCGGCACTTGCTCTTAAAAATTTCATTTTTTCATCTTTTTCAACTGCAATTTTTAATGCTTTTATATGATTAATATAATCAGCATGAGCATATGCTTCTCTCTCTTGAGCAGATATAGGTAATTCAGCAAATTTTTTCATCAACAATGCTTTTAATGATTTTCTAAATTCTTCAATATATATTCTTTCAGCACGACATTTTGCAGATTCATCAGCATTATCCCTTAACCAATCAACTGCTTTTTGAATTTCATCATCACTTAATATATCAGTTCTTTTTTGTAACATTATTTTCCTCCATATAATTTTCCCATAATTCTTTTGCTTGTTGTCTACCAAAATCTTCAGATAAACCAAACAATGTCCAAAAAAAATCTTCATTTCCATGTTTATCGTGTAATTGTGCATGATGTAATTGACATAATGGAACAGCATTATTATCCCCTGCTTTTAAACCCATACCTCTCATGCCATCATAAGGTTTTAACAAATGGTGTGCTTGGACATAACCTTGACAATTAAAATTACTATAAATTTCTAAACAACAACGATATTCTGTAACATGAATTAAAAATTTTTTATTTTTAACTCTTTTTGATGTTTTTTTTGCCATAACATCAACCTTTTTCTTTCATATTTATTAATAAGATTTTCAGATAGTGAAAAACAACTTATACATATAAATTTGTTATTTTCCACTATCATTAAATATTGCCACCCAACAAAACATTTTGGACAAACTTGAGGCATAAAACCCCCTTTTAAATATTTAAAAAGGTATATCGTCGCTTATGTCATCAATATTACTATCTTTATCATTATTTTGCAATTCTTCGTCTTGTTTTTCATTAGAATTGCCATCATCAAATTTTCTAACTTTTAATGAAATATAATGATTTCCTGCATTTGAAACTTCTTTCCATGCTGATATGCTCATAGCACCATCATGTTTTATTATATTAACAACACCTTTAGCATCAGGTTTGTTCTCATTTTCTTTTTCATGTTGTTTTAAAGTTCCAATGGCACGATATAATTCTATTATAGGTTGACCATCTTTATTTGGTCTTTTTACACCTATAATCCTAATTTCATCGCCTTGCATATTTAATTTACCTTGTTGAGTAAGTTTCCATTCCTCAGTAATATTAAATAAGACACCTTTGTTTGTTTCATCATATTTTTTAACTTCCATTTTTTTCTCCTTTTCCACTTGCTGAATTTCCATCATCATCTTGTCCAAGTCCATATAATGCTTGTAGACCATACCTTTTGGCAAAAGTGATAGCAGAACCCATTTTTTGAGGATTGTCCTTATCAGAGCCCATTATTAAAACTGGAACAGTGCAATTAATTTCCTCTTTATCTACATTGTGAAAAATGGTTGTTTTTACATGAATATCTCTTTCAATAACTTGTATGTTTGTTACTGATTTAGAACCATCTTTATTAATGTCTTCTTTTCTTTTATCTAAAATATGCTTTTCATAATTCACTTGTTGAGTAAAAGTTAATCCAAATTGTGTTCCTTGATTTACTGCATTTATTACTGAAGTTAAATCTGCATATGTGGATTTAAAATATGGATTATCACTATCTTTCAATGCTTTAACATTTAATTTTTGAAATTCATTTAATGCTTCAATTAAAGTTTTTGGTGCATTGTTTTTAGGTATACCTAAAATTTGAACTTTGTCGTTATTTTGTTCTTCTTTTTTCATACATCTCTCCATGCTTGTATTTTAGTTTTGACTTGATTTTTCAAGCCCTCTGACCACAACCATGAGTCAAAATTAGGTTGAAACATGGATGCTAATTCCTCTTTATCATTACTGATAGATAAGAATTTCATCATACCAAAACATATTTTTTCTATTTGTTTTTGGTATTTAATTAGGTTTTTTGGTTTAAAAATTATGTGTTGTTTTGGTGTAGCATAAAATAATTCCATCTGATGAGAGGGATATGCTAAATTATATATTGCCATTTGCCTTTTATTTGACTCACTTTCTTTTGAAGGCATTCTTGCAGTTGTTTTTAAATCAACAATGACACCATCAAAAATAAAATCAATGTAACCAATAATTGGTATTGGCAAATCTTCAAATTGAACTTCTATTTTTTCTTGACAAGCAAGTAAATTTTCATATTTAAAATGTTTATCAACAATATTACCATAATCTTTTAATGTTTTGCTTTCTGATTGCCTTTTTTTATTATCAAAATCAATTCCATTAAAATTGCATAATTCATTAAATTTTTGTTCTGCATGATTAATATCAAAAATACCCTCCTCATATTTTTTATTTAATGCAAATTCGGTTGCAGTTCCTCTGTGCATTGATGCAGAACCAATGTCCTTACAATCAAATAATTTTTCAGCAATAAATTGAGCAGGGTCAGTTATCCATTTGTTAATTGAACTATGCGATAACCAATGAATATTATGTTGTAAAAAAGGATTATTATTTTTCATAACTGTTCTTCTTTCTTCGTTAATTTGTTCTTTTTTCTCGTTAATTTCCATAATAAGCACTTTTATTGTGTTGTCAAACACTTTTTTTGTGTTGCAATAAGTAAATTTTTCCTTTATTAATAAATAATGGAGTTTTGATATGCATTTAAGAGATTGGTTATTTAAATATAACATTACATATAAAACATTTGCAGAAATGGTTAATACATCACCAAGAAATGTTGAAAGGTGGGCTAGAGGAGAGGTTTTGCCTAGAAGCATGGATGCTGAAAAAATATTTATTTCTACAAATGATGAAGTAACAGGAACAGATTTATATGAGAAACAAATACAACGCAAAAAAACAGGTTTATAATGGCATTAAATTTGATTCTAAAAAAGAATTGCAGAGATATTTAATTCTTGAAAAAATGAAGAAGGATAGAATTATATTTGAATTAGAAATACACCCAATTTTTCCACTATTAGTAAATGGTGTTAAAATAGGAAGATATACTGCTGATTTTAAATATAAAACAAGGCAAGGGGAAACAATAATAGAAGATGTAAAATCAAAAATAACAAAAACGAGAGATTATATGTTAAGGAAAAAAATATTAGCTACATATAATCCACCAATTTTAATAACGGAGGTAATATGAGTTGGTCGGCTTTAGATTGGGCAAGTAAACAACAAACTGGAAATGGAACAAATAAATTAGTTTTGATATGTTTGGCAAATTATGCCGATGACACTAATGTTTGTTTTCCTAATTATAAAACATTGATTAAAATTACTGAATTGAGCAGGTCAACTATTATTAGGTCATTAAAACAATTGCAAGAAAAAGGATTTATAGAAATTGAAGAAAGGTTTGATGATTTTTATAATTCTAAAAGGCAAACAAGCAATTTATACAAATTGAAAGTGGGGTATCAATTTGACACCCATGAGTATCAAAATGACAAGCACCCCACTATCACACCGACACCCCATGTAACCAATCATAATAAACCTATATATTGCCAAGATTTTGATAAAATGTGGCAAACATATCCACGAAAAGATGGTTCTAAAAAGAAAGCATATGATATATGGAAAAAGTTGACTAATAAACCAAATATTATAATTATAAAAAATGATTTATATAATCATGTTGAAAAATATAGTAAAATTAATAAAGGAAAGGACATTAAATTCATACCACATTTAACCACATGGTTAAATCAAAGAAGATGGGAAACCATTGAAGAAACAAAAGACAAAATAAATTTAAACCAATTGGTAGGATAATATGGAAATAAGACAAAAATTATTAGAAGAAGGAATAAGGATAAATTTATCATATGCACAACAAAAAGTAATTTGTCCAAAATGTTCACATACAAGAAAAAATAAATCAGAGCCATGTTTGTCGGTTAGTGTAGAACATAATATGGCATTATGGCATTGTCATCATTGTGAATGGAAAGGTTCTGTTTACGATAAAGATGAATTTAAAAAATATGTTTCACATGAAACAAAATCAAAAGTAATACCTTTCACACCTGAAAATAAAACATTATCGCCTGAAGCTGAAAATTGGTTACAAACAAGAGGTATTAGTTACGAAACCTATTCACATATGAAATTATATACACATAATCAAACATTATGTTTCCCATATTTTTATAATAATGAAATTGTAAATATAAAACATAGAACAAAAGACAAAAGATTTTATCAATCAAAAGATGCCAAAAAAACATTGTATAATATTGATGGTTTAAAAAAACATTGGGAAAAAAACAAAGACATAACCAAACAAATTATATTTGTGGAAGGTGAAATTGATGTTTTATCATGCATAGAGGCAGGATTTACTAATGTAATAAGTTTACCAGATGGTGCACCTAAAACACCAAAATTTGATGTGAACGATAAAAGATTTTCTGCTTTTGAACAAAGTGAATGGATAACAGAGGTTGAAGAGGTAATTATAGCCACAGATAATGATGATGCAGGACAATCTTTGTCTTTGGAACTTATCCATAGGTTTGGCAGAGATATTTGTAAAATTGTCCATTTTCCTCAATATAAAGATAAAACATCTGATGAATTAAAGCAAATTAAAGATGCTAATGAATGCCTTGTTAAAATGGGTAAAGATACATTAACAAAATGTATATACAATGCAAAAGAATTTCCAATAAAAGATTTACATTCGCCTATTTCTTATAAATCAACAATACAAAACATTTATGAAGGTAATGTGCAAAAAGCAATTTCAACTGGTTACACGAAATTAGATGAAATATATAAGGTTATGCCATCAACATTTAATTTAATTACTGGAATACCTAATCATGGCAAAAGTAATTTTTTAGACCAAATATTAATGAATTTAGCAGAAAATCAACATTGGAAGTTTTTAATTTATTCCCCAGAACATTCAACACCAAACCATATAAGAAGATTATTAGAAAAAAAATGTAGAAAACCATTTGACATTGGTGTTTATGAGAGAATTACACAAAACGAATTAAATGCAGGAATGGATTTTCTTGACCAACATTTTAAATTCTTAGAATCAAGTGAAGAAATACCAAATATTGAATACATATTGACAAAGGCAAAATCAGCAAAACAAAGATATGGTATCAATGGTTTGGTCATTGACCCATTTAATCAAATTAGTCCTGATAGAGATTATAATAAAAGAGAAGATGAACACATAAGAGACATTATAGCAAAATGCCAACAATTTGCGAGGAATCATCAAATTGTCGTTTGGATGGTAGCACACCCACATAAATTATACCGAAATGATGCAGGTATTATTCCACCACCTGATTTATACCAAGTTAGTGGTTCAGCACATTGGGCAAATATGTCTGATGTGGGTTTAGTCATACACAGAGATTTTGAAGAAAATAAAACAAAAATCATTACAAGGAAAATAAGAGAACAAGGTGTATATGGTGAAATAGGACAAAGAGAATTTATTTTTAATTATAGAACAAGGTGTTACGAGGAGAATTAATATGAAAATTGAAATGATGAAAACAGAATTATTAAAACCTTTTGTAACAAATCCACGAAAAAATCAAAATGTGGATAAAGTCGCTAAATCAATAGACACTTATGGATTTCAACAACCAATTGTTGTTGATAAAGATTTAAATGTCATTATAGGTCATACAAGGTTAATGGCATCAGAGAAATTAAAATTAAAACAAGTGCCAGTTGTTATGGCAGATTTACCTGAAGAAAAAGTAAAAGCATTACGAATAGCCGATAATAGATTAAATGAAGATAGTGAATGGGATTATTTTTTATTAACTCAAGAATTAAAAGATTTAATGGGTTTAGAATTTGATTTAAAATTAACAGGGTTTGAACAAACAGAATTAGACAATATGTTATCATTTGACCAAAATGAAGATTTAAAATTTAATGATTTAGTAGATGACCAAGATAAATATTCAAAATCTCTTGTTTTTGTGTTTGATGAATTAGAAAAATATCAAGAAATTGTTGAATTATTAAATAATTATATACATAAAAGTGATGATGTTGAAACAAATGAACAAGCATTAGAAAAGTTATTATTATCAAATCAAGGTTCATAACATGATTATTTTTGTTAATCCAATGTGGTCAGTCCAAACTATAAATTCAGATAGTAATTATGTATTTTTATCAGAGGTCATAACAAAATTTAACGAAAAATATCCTGATTATTCATTTATAATGCCATTTCCTGCATCAACAGGTTTTAGATATTATGATGATGGTTTTTTTAAATTACCAAATATATTAAGAATACCTTTAAATATACCACAAGGCAAAAAACAAAATAATATTCATTTTGATACATTTTTTATTAAAAAGATTTATGACCATTTTGGACCTTACCTGATTTGGAATCAAGTGCCAGAATTAGCACCACAATTAAAATATTTTACTTCAAATTACCACATGGTACCAACTTTAATAAATCAACATCATTATATAATACATAAATCATTACCTTATCCATTAGAAAACAATTTGCATTTTGTATATATGCAATTAGTAGGAGATAATGTTGCTGATTTAAATTTATTCAATTCAGACCATTGTTGGAACATGACATTAGATAATATCAGAGAATATATACCTAATATGGAAAAAACAATATCAGAGAAAAGGAAAATATTAAGGTTTGGCTTTTTTGATAAAAATTATAAATATAAAAAACGACCTAAATTTGATAAATTTACTTTTTTATTCAATCATAGATTCCAAGATTATAAAAATTGGCGAACTACATTTGAAATATTTGACCAATTATACAAGGAAAAATATGATTTTAATGTATTGGTAACAAAAGCAGGTGGGGATAGAATAAACACAATCAATGAAAAACCTTATGTAATGATTAAGGATTTACCTACCAAACAACAATATTATGATGAAATACAACAATGTCATTGTAATACATTCAATTCACAACATGAAACATTTTGTATATCAATATTAGAAAGTATGTATTTTGGTTTATCAACAATTGTTCCAAACAGAACAACCATGCCTGAATTACTTGGTAAGGATAGTTGGCAAATATTCAACACAGAAAATGAACAAAAAGAAAAATTAATATATTTATTAAAAAACAAAGACATAAATGATGATTATGGGAAGAAAAATAATAAAAGGGCAAAAACATTTAATGTTGATGATTATGTAGATGAATTGCACAACATATTTGATAAATCAATTCGTAAAGATGTTTTTTCACACTTAAAAGACCATAACAAAGAAAATATGTTAAAGTTGTTAGGCAAAGGCAAAGAATTCTATGTAGAAGATTTAAATAGAATGGTTCCTAAGATGGGTTTAGGCAAACAATCAATGCCATTATATAAATTTAACCTTGCATTATATGAATTAGGATATAGGCAAAAATTTCACAGGAATAAATCATTATGGAAGAAAGTATAATATATAACGATATAATTGCTCATGTAATATTTTCATTGTTAAAATTAATAGTATTTTAATTTACAATTATAAAAACATTTAAATATTTATTGAAAATAAAATAATTTTCGTGGTATATAAAAAAAGATGAACGAAATTAAAAAAATAAATCCTAAAAAAAAGAAAAAAAATATTACAAATAAAGTAGGTAGACCTAAAACAGAACTTAATTTAGATGAAATTGAAAAGTTATGTAGGTTAAATTGCACAATGCCCGAAATTGCTTATTATTTTGATATACCATTAAGGACATTAGAGGACAAATATACAAATGACCAACAGGTGCGACAATCAATTGATAGAGGTAGGGCACATGGTATGTTATCATTAAGAAGAAAACAAATACAAATAATGGACGAAAGCAATAATGCTACAATGGCAATATGGTTAGGCAAACAAATATTAGGACAAAAAGATAGACAAGAGATAATATCAGACATAAATATTGAAGAAAAAAAGGTAATTGACATAACAAGGTTAACAGATAATGACCTCAACACCATTGAACGAATGCTTAAATATGCTGTCGTTGACTCAAGTGAGAGCGGAGAAAATGAGAAGGTCTCTCAAGTTCTTCATCAAAGGAGCTTGGGACACAATAGAACCTAATAGGTTTTATAACGATAATTGGCATATTGATGCAATAGCAGACCATTTACAAGCAGTGGTTAATGGGGATATTAAAAGATTAATTATAAATATACCACCTAGACATATGAAATCCATATCAGTATCTGTGGCATTACCTGCTTGGACATGGACATTTGACCCATCTAGGAAATTCCTTTTTTCATCATATGCATTAATGTTATCAATAAGAGATAGTGTTAAATGTAGACGATTAATTGATAGTCAATGGTATAAAACACATTTTGGTGATAGTTTTTCCTTGACAACAGACCAAAATCAAAAACAAAGATTTGAAAATAATAAAACAGGACAAAGAATTGCTACATCAGTTGATGGTGCATTGACAGGTGAAGGTGGTGATATAATTGTTGTTGATGACCCACATAATGTAAGAGAAGCAGAATCAGGAACAGTAAGAGAAGGTGTATTAGATTGGTGGGACCAAGCCATGCAAACAAGATTAAATGACCCAAAGAATGGTGCATTTATAATTATAATGCAACGAGTCCATGAAAATGATTTAACTGGTCATATATTAGCAAACGAATATAATGATTGGGACCATTTGTGTTTACCAGCAAGATATGAAGCTAATCACCCAACACCAGTAAAATCAACTTTAGGATTTATTGACCCAAGAAAAAAGGAAGATGAATTATTATGGTCTGAAAGAATTGATGAAAAAACCTTAAACAATTTAGAAAAAAGTTTAGGTTCATATGGTGCATCTGGTCAATTACAACAAAGACCTATGCCAAAAGGTGGTGGTATATTAAAAGCAGAATGGTGGACAGCTTGGGATAATGAAAAATTACCTGATATAGATTATGTCATACAATCATATGATACTGCCTTTTCAGTAAAAGAAAAATCATCATATAGTGCAAGGACAACATGGGGAGTGTTTAAACAGAATGGTTTATACAATGCAATTGTGATTGATATGTGGTATGATAGGGTATCATATCCTGATTTAAGGAAAATTGCTCAACAGGCATATGAAGATTATGAACCAGATGCTGTGTTAATAGAGAAAAAGGCAAGTGGACAAAGTTTGTTGCAAGATTTAAGAATGGCAGGTGTGCCAGTATTGGAATATAATCCTGATAGAGATAAGGAAGCTCGTGCTCATGCAAGTAGTGCTTTGTTAGAAGATGGTCGCATATTTTACCCATCAAATAGAAAATGGGCAAAAAATTTAATAGATATATGTGCAACCTTTCCAACTGGTGAAAATGATGATATAGTAGACACTTGTACACAAGCATGGTTGCGTTTAAGAAAAGGTTGGTTTATAACTCATTCAGAGGATTATGATGATGACGAACCAACAGAAAGAAAAAGGATAACAATGTATGGCTAGATTATCTAAATTATTTAAAGTTGGTATGGGTGCATTAGGTGAAATTGTAACAAATCCATTTTTACCAAATGTTGGTGATAATGTTTTTATTAGTGACAGAGTGGTAGATGGTGGACAAATAGGAAACATAATTGGCACCTATGATGAAGGTAGAGGTTTTAAAATAGAATTAGATAATAATCCAGAAGATGTTATAAATGTATCTCGTGAAGATGTAATGAAAGTTACAGATGACCTAGAATTAAATATGAAAATTGAACAAGAGAAACTTAAAACAGACCCAAGATTTTTTGCAGAGGATTAAATATGGCTAGACAACCACAAATTATACCTTTCTCTGAAGGAAAACCACCTGATAATTTGCAGGTTGAGGATATTGGTAACAATGAAGTGCTTGTTGGCGAACCTGAAGAAATTGTTGAGGAAGAAACATCAACTGAATTTGATAAAAATATTGCTGAAGATATAAATGAAAATGAATTAAACAGAAAAGCACAATATTTATTAGAGGCATATGAAAACGATAAAAATGCTCGTTCTGAATGGGAGGAACGATACAAACAAGGATTACAAACTTTAGATGCTGATGGTGGACAAGATGAAGAAGAAAATCAAAGAGCCACAAGAGGATTAAGCACAGTTGTTCACCCAATGATTGCTGAAGCGGCAACACAATTTAATGCAAAGGCAATTTCTGAATTATATCCTAGTGGTGGACCTATCAAAACAGTTATTGTAGGCGATACAAACGAAGAAACAGAAGAACAGGCAAGGCGAGTTCGTGATTACATGAATTATCAAATAACACAGGAAATGCCTGAATATTTTCCTGATTTAGATACAATGTTATTTCAATTACCATTAATAGGTCATGCATTTAAGAAAATATTTTATGATACAAATTTAGGTAGACAATGTTCACAATTTGTTAAAGCAGAGGATTTTATTGTATCACCTGATAGTAAAGATTTACAAACATCAAGTAGGTATTCACATATAATAAGGATGCCACGAAACGATTATAACAAATATGTAGAATCTGGTTTTTATTTACCAATTAAATACATGGGTGGTGATATTGACCCATCTGGTGATACAGGAACAGAAATTGAAGGTGTTGACCAATATTCAGATGCAGAATCAAATGAAACAGTAACATTAATAGAAACTCATGTGTTTGAAACATTTGATGGCATAGATGGTTATTCACAAAAGGAAGAACAAGATGATTTAGTTGCTTTCCCATATGTTGTTACAATTGATTATGATAGTGAAAAAATTGTAAGCATTAGAAGGAATTGGGAAGAACAAGATGAAAAGAAACTAAGACGAGATTATTTTGTATCATATAAATTTTTGCCAGGAACAGGATTTTATGGTTTTGGTTTATATCATTTAATTGGTGGTTTAGGTAAGGCGGCAACAGGTTCATTAAGAGCTTTATTAGATTCAGCGGCATTTGCTAATATGCAAGGTGGTTTTAAATTAAAAGGCAGAGTAACTGGTGGTGAAATGCAAATAAATCCAGGCGAATTTGCAGACCTTGATGCAACAGTTGATGATGTAAACAAAGCAATTATGCCATTACCATTTAAAGAGCCATCAAATACATTATTAAATTTAATGACATTAATTGTAGATGCAGGTAGACGATTTGCATCAACTGCAGATTTAAATGTTGGTGATGTAAATCCTAATGCACCAGTAGGTTCAACAGTCGCTTTAATAGAACAAGGAAGTAAATCATTTAGTGCTATACATAAACGATTGCATTATTCACAAGGACAAGAATTTAAATTATTATCAAAATTAAATGCAAAGTTTTTGCCTGATGAATTTTCATTTGCTGTTGCAGGTGCAAGTTCAATTGTATATGCAAAAGATTTTAATGACAGAATAGATGTAATTCCAGTTAGCGACCCCAATGTATTTAGCACTGCACAACGAATTGCACAGGCACAAAGTGTTTTCCAATTATCACAATCTGCACCACAATTGTATGACCAATACGAATCACATAGGCGAATGTTAGAATCAATAAGAATACCTAACATTGACGAGGTGTTAAAGAAACCTGAGGAAGCACCAAGATTAGACCCTATTGATGAAAATATGTCTGTTATGTATGGTAAACCAATAAGGGCATTTCCTGAACAAGACCATGATTCTCATATAGCAGTTCATATGCAATTTCTACAAGACCCATCATTAGGTGGAAATGCAGGTGCAAGGAATTTGCAACCTATATTAGTAGCCCATATTGCAGAACATATTGCATTGTTATATAGGCAACGAATGCAAGAAGCAATTCAAGTGTCTTTACCTGCAGTGCCTAATTTAAGAGAACCTGATTTTAAATTTGATGATATTAGTCCTGAATTAGATATGATGATAAGTCAAAAAGCATCTCAAGTGGTAAAAGAAGCACCAGAAATGGAAGCTATAAAATCAATAACAAATTTAGGTCAACAACAACAACAACAAAACCCATTACAATTTGCACAACAACTTGCACAATTAGAAGCACAAATGTTACAAATGAAAACACAAGCAGAATTACAAATATCTGCGGCAAAAGCACAACAAGACATGGCAATTAAAGATGCAGAAGCAAAACAAGATATGGCGATTGACCAAGCTAAATTAAATGCTGATTTAACTGGTAAAATGAAAAAATTAGAAGCTGATATAGAAATATTAAGACAAAAAAATTTAGCCAAACAAATTAATCAAGGAGTATAAAATGGCAATAAAAATAGTTCCAACAAAACGAGGAATGCAAGACATAGACAGGTCTACCTTCGGTCAAACACAAAATATAATTGATGATAACAACAGGGCAGGAATGTTAAATACTGCAGAAAGTGTTGGTGATAACGAATTAAGAAAATTAAATCCTGATATTTTTACAGAAATAGATGCTATGCAAGCAAAAAATATAGCAAATAAAAGAAATAGATTAGAAGGAAGGGGTATAAATACACGCATGATGTCTGACCACGAAATAATGTTGATGGACATGGGTATGGCATTAGCTAGTGGTGAATTACAAACTTCTGGTTCAGGTGTTACAGCAGACCCAGACCTTGAACTAATAATGCAATTAAGAAACATGGGATTTTCTGATGAAGATGTAATCGCCACTTTAATGCAACAATTGCCTCCCATGCAAACTGATGCTAATATGGGTGCATTAAATAATTTAAATGTCCCTTCATCAGAGGCAAGAAGCCAAGATTATGAAACAGATAATATATTAATGGGTGGAGCTGAGGAAGCAACACCAGGATTAATGGAAGCATTAAACCCTAATTTCCGAAAAGGTATGGAAATGTTTGGTGATGAGGAACGAATACGAACATTGGGTCAACAAGGCAAATAAAAATGGTTGCCAGACGATTTTCATATGTAACTCAACCTAATTATAATCAATTTAATACTTTTGGGTCTTTGCCAAATGAATTTAGGTTAATACCAAAGCAAAATGTTAATGAACAATCGTCTGACGATAACAATATTGTTCCAAATAATCAAAACAAAGTTACACCTACATTATCAAATGTTGCAGGTAATAATGTTGCAGGTAATAAGGTAATAGATAGGAGCATAGACAATATAGGTTTAGGATTACCAGCGAATTATGGGGAAAAAAAATCAGATGTTTCTCAAAAATTTGGTGCATTGTCTAATATAACATTACCAGAATATCAAACATTTAAAGAAGGATTTTTAGCAAGGGGAAAAAGTGCACAAACTCAACCATTTAAATCATTTGAAGGGAAATTACCATCAACAGTAACAGATTTTTCTTTTAACAAAATGACACCATTATCCGCTTTTTTACCTTCCCCTTTTGGTGTTTTAATGAATGCAGGACAATTAATGTCAACTGCAAGAACAGAACAATTGGCACAAAAAATGTTTGGTAAAAATGTTTCATTATTTGAAGCAAGTAAAATGAGTGCTAAAGATTCAAAAACAAATGAATTGATGAATATTATAGAAAACCAATACGCTAATCAAGGTGGTGCTACAAGAGAAAATGTGCAAGATTATTTTATGAAAAATTTACCATCTTTAGATTTAGCTCCTATAAATTTTACAACATTGGAAGGTTCTGGAGACCCAGAATTACCAGCAACTCCTTATAGAACAACTCAACCATTTAAAACAGGAAGCGCTTTGAGAACTTCTGGTTTTACAGGAAAATATGATGCGCCATATATTTCAGAAGATGAAAAAGCAAATAAAATCTATGCTGGCATGACATATGAACAAGCTATATCCTCTGGTGCATTTGATGACCAACTAAAATCAGTAAACCAATTTGCAGGAGATGGAATATCACAATCAAACATTAAAAATGCAGTTGACAAAGAAGGTAACAAAACTTATGACCCTGCTTTTGCAAGAGCAGTAACAATTCAACGACAAAAAGAAACAGGTACATATGATGCAGAGCCAACATATATATGCACAGCATTATATGAAATGGGTGATATGAAAAAATATATTTATAAATATGATGAAAAATATGGTAGTCAGGTAAATCCTGCAATATACAGAGGTTATGCAACATGGGGTAAATTTATTGCCAACAAAATGAGGAACAAAGGTTTATTATATAAGGTTATTAAACCAATTGCACTTACATGGGCATATCAAATGGCATACGATTTATCAAAAGGTAAAGTAGGCAAAAAAAATATAATTATAAAATTGGCTAAAATATTAGGCGAAGGAATTTGTTTTATTATTGGTCATACATTTAAAAGGAGTTAAAAATGGCAGAAATTAATGTAGAAAATATGGAAGAAAATACAAAATTATTTGTTGAAAAAATGGGTTTTCCACACGATTCAGAAGGTCTTGAATTAACAGAGGAACAATTAGTAAATTTCCTTTTGTTATGTCATCAAGAGATGGTGTTACCTGAAGAAGAAATGACTGAAGAAAAAATGTCTGAAGATGGTGAAGTTAAAGTAAAAGTCATTAAAATGGATAATGGCAATGTCCATGAGATGATGAATGATATATTAGGTAATGATAGTCCAAAGGTTATGTAAATGGCAAAGAAATCAATTGATGCACCAAAAGGGTTTCATTGGATGAAATCTGGCAAAGGTTATAAACTTATGAAAGGTGAATATAAACCACATTCAGGTGCTGTTAAAAAAGCTTCTTTTGAAATTCAAAAAGTTCACAAAACACCAAAGAAAAAGTAATGTTAGGTAAAAGTAAAATATTATTAGGTATATTAGGTGAATTAGGTAAAAAATTTATACCTGACAATGATATGGGTGCTTTAGGCAACATAGCTAATGCACCTTTTAAAATTGATGGTAACACTTATGATTTTACAAATTCCGCTCCTGAAGGTTCAGACCAAATAGGTGGTTTTATGTCTGCGGTTGATATGATACACAAACCAACAGGGACAAGGATTCCTGCAGATACTAAAATTCGTGGACATACACCTGATTTTATAAGGTCGCCAGAAATACCAGCCCTTGACGAAGATACTGCAAGAAGGGTATTGATGGGTGAAATCACATTGGACGAAGCAAAAAAAATGCTTGGAACCAAACCTATTTTACCAACTCAAAAGAAAATAGACATAACAAATGAAGTTATGAAAATGATAGATTTATCGGAAGCAAATCCTTTTCAATTATTTGAAGATGTAGAAGGTTATCAATTTGTCAATAAAACACTAATGAATGAATTATCAAAAGCCATTGAAATGAATAATTATAATGATGCAAAAAAATATATGGACACTATTCAAGACAAATTTGAAGAGTTTGGTGCAGGAGATTCCGAACCAACAAATTTAATAGATAGTGTATTAGAAGAAGTGTTTTTTGAAGGCGAATAGTGGGAAAATTAAGCAATATATTTAGATTTGGTTATGGTGCATTAGATGATTTAGGAATGTTCTCACCTACCGAAAAAGCATTAGACCTTATGCCTCAAAAAAAAGGCACTGGAGAACAAATGCTTTCACAAATTGAACAAATAGGTCGCAAATCAGCAAAAGATGAAATGATGTTTACAGGTTTGGAAGATACTTTTGCAACATCACCTAAAGTAACATCAGATGAATTAAAACAATATTTAAAAGAAAACAAAGCAAATGTGCAAGAAATTGTTAAAAATAGAAACAATGCTATTGCAACAGGACAAATAGACACTTTTACTAATGTAAATTTATCAAATGATAGAGTAATATCTAATTTGGAAATAGGTGATACAGTCGCTTTACGAGGAATAGAGAATAATGTTTATCCAATGCAAAGCTCGTATGAATTAAAAAAAATATCATTAAAAGATTTAGATAAAGACAATGTAAAACAAATGGGAACTGACCAAAATATTGATGAATCTAAATTGTTTGAAATTAAAGTGTTTAATCAAGAAAAACAAGGTGAATATTTAATAAGAGGTTCAAAAGATTATGGATATGAAGTATATCAAAATGGCAAATTAACAAAACCAGAGGACAGATTTTTATTTCCATCTATCGCTGAAGCGGAGCTTTATGTAAATGGATTAAGAAGGAAAGAACATAATAAAACATTAGTTGGAACGGAGGAATTAACCTCTGGTAATTCTGTTGATTTAATTCCAAAACATGAACAATATTCTTTGCCAGGTGGTGATAATTACAAAGAAATATTATTAACCATGCCTGAATTACCTGATGAAGTGGTAGGAACATTAGGTAAATTTGATGGTAAAAGTGTTAGAA